ATGGTTGCAGTAATCGACATATTGCGAATTCGTTTTGCCGGAGCATATACAGCTGCGATTGCCGCAATCGAGACAAACAGAAGAATAACGCCCAAAGAGATAATTGGGAACTGCCACACAGCAGATGGAAAATGCCCTGCAATAAGGAAATCATACAGCGATTTGCTAAGCGGCAAGCCAATAGCACAACCAACAACGCACCCCAAAACAGCATAGGTGAATGCTTCACAAGCAATCATTTTCGTCATTTGCCGCTCATCCATTCCTACTGCCCGCATAGCTCCATATTGCTTCATTCTGGCAGACACACTCATGGAAATGCTATTGACAATGTTCATTACCGTTACCAGTGCAATAATTGCCAAAAACGCATAAACACAGAAAACAAAAGCCAGATAAGTTCCCGTAGTGCGCTCGTCGCGTTTGTCTCGAAAGCTATATGTTTGATCTACGGAATTCTGGATTGCCTGAACATTTTCGTCCGTAACATCTCCCGTTGTTTGTATCAGCACAAGAGAATAACCTTCCTCTCCTGTCAAACGGACAAATGTTTCATCAGAGGTAATCAATGTGAGCTTTCCATTTGTCAATCCATTCTCACTAAATGGGTCGTTTTTTAACAGTCCGGCTATGGTAAGGGTTTCATCCCCAATCTGAACAGTGTCACCGATTTTCCATGTGCTGTCCTGATCGGATGTTGCCAAAACAAAATTGCTGTCCCCAAAAACTTTGGACAGATCACTCCCCCTTTTCAAAGCACTGTCTTTTTTCAGACATTGTAAATCAAAATCATCATAAGAAATCATGTCGGTTGTACCGGAAAATCCGGTATCGCTATTTAATCTGGCAGGAACATCAAACGCGCTACGCCGCCCGTAAACCTCTCTCACTCCATCCATTGCACGGATGGATGTAAGCAATTCCCGAGGAATCGCATTACCGTCATCACTTGCAATATCAATATCTGATGTGGCAGCTGACTGAGGTATCAAATAATCCACAAAATCGATCATAACGGAAAAACTCAAAAATAAGATGATACTAAGTGCAAAAGAACCTGTCATCAGAAATAAATTTTTCTTCCCGGAGACCGCATGGTCGATACCGAGAAGCGCTTCAATCTTTCCGAATCCTGTATACTGGCAATGATGCATTGTTTTTCCGTGGTCTGCATTTCCAGACACCGCTGTGATAGGAGATACTTTCGCGGCATGTTTCGCCGGAGCATTTGCGGCGATCAGTACAGTAATCAGTCCAATAAAGATACCGCAGACAATGCCAAAAATACTGATACCAAAGAGGGGAATATCAGAAAATTCTTCTCTGACCACAAAGCGTAGTACCGCACATAGCCCCCATGTTGTAACAACCCCTAAAATAAGACCGATGGGTACAGCCGTTTTGCACCAGTTCAATGCCTCCAGACGAACAAACCGAATAATCTGCTGCTTACTCATACCAATGCAACGCATCATTCCAAAAAATTTAGTTCTCTGGGCAACGCTACTGTTCATACTGCTGGAAATCATCAAAACGCCTGCAATCAAAATCAGCAGGAACAGAACAACCGCAACAGAAAGAAGGGTTTGCCCCATGGAACTGCCGAGCAAGTCTCCAATAGAGAAACTTCCATGCTTACCAACCAATCGGGCCTGTTCCATCCGAAAATCCATTTCTGCCATACTGAATACTGCTGTTACCATAAACACAGCAAATACAATGCAAAGCAGCGTCATACGATTTTGTCGGCGGTGAACTTTAGCGGAGATGGGAATAAGACTAAGATAGCTTTTCATTCACGGCACCTCCCAAAATCAGTCAAAGTACCATCCGATACCTGTAATACCCGGTCTGCCGTTTGCGCAATACTGCGGTTGTGGGTAATCATAATGATGGTCTGCTCGTATTTTTTCGATGTTTCTTTGAGCAATGCTATGACCTCACTGCTGTTTTGTGAGTCCAAATTTCCTGTCGGTACTGCGTAGTTAGTAAAAACGATTCTTTTGTGCAGTTTTGCTTTTCTCTGGCTCCGATCGGGGCGCGATCTGGACTTTGTAAAAGGCAAATTGCACAAAAAAGAGGGCCGAACAGGGAACTGCTCCCTGCCCGGTCCTCTTTTACTTTCTCATCTTATTTCTTCAGATAACTCTTTGAACTGAATCCGATGTACTCAACACCGTCGAGAGTGACTGTGATGTATAACCACTTCACTCCGTTATATGTGGTGTAATAACCATAGTTATGCACTTCAGTTCCTGCTGGAATGACGCACAATGCTTTCTTGTTGCTTCCTGCATCGTTTCTGCAATACAGCGCATCGGTTGTCTTGTAAGTTCCTGCAAGGCTTCTGTCGTAACTCTTTGCATAGCAAGTTGACTTCACGGTCTTTGTGATTGGCTGGTCTTTTGGCTGTGGTTTGGTTGTAGTTGCTGCGGAGCCGTTCAGAATCTTGTTGACCTCTGCCTGAATGACTGCCGGGTCATATCCTGCCGCCTTCAGAGCGTTCTTTCTTGCATCTCCATTTCCCCACTGACCTGCGATGACCTCATGAGCCACTGTCGAAGTGCTCTTGCCCGGTGTCTGAACCGGATGACTCTGTGCTGCATCGGAGTCATACTTCGGAGTGATGAATCCTCTGATATAGCGTCCATTGATGGAAATTGTTCTCTTCTTGACTGCATTTCCATAATTGCCTTCGTTTACTACGAAGTAACCGGATGCCTGATTGACATAGGTTACTGTTCCAACGTGGTCAGGGTTTCCGGTGTTGTCTCCGATTCCTGTGTCTTCCCAGTCGTACAGTACACCTTCGCCCAGTTTCGGAACGTGTGCGTCGTTCTCTTCCCACACTCCCATCGCTTTCGCTCTCTCGATCAGATAATAGCAACTAATCTCGATCGGCATGATCGGAGTATATTTGAGAGCGACTGCCAGCGCGGACCATGTACACGCACACCACGGCCACGAGTATTCCATTTTTGTATTTCTCGGAAGTGCTCCTGTGAAACTGTTGTAAATGTCAATGATGTACTTGTACGAGCCGTCCGCTTCCTTCTTTCCGACCCAGCTTTCCACCAGATCGACAACTGCCTGTCTTGAATACATTTTCTTTTCTTCCTTTCCTGAATCTGTTGCTTCGTCTTTGACATACTGCTTTATCCAGCGGACACAACACTCATGCCTGCTCTGGAACTTCTCATCCCCGACCTGATTGTTGTTGCTGGTGTCCTGCTGATCGAGTAGGAGGGATGCGAAGATCGTGTCCGGTGTGTACGGCTTCGATACTCTGCCGAAGATTCTCTTCACTGGTCCCAGTCCTCCAAGATGTTCAATCTCGCACCACATCATCTGCGCTTTGATGTCAGTCACTCCATACGCTTCTGCGCTCTTGATGTATGTGTTCATAAGTTCTGCAAAGAGTTCGTCCTGACACTTCTTTCCGGCTTCTGTCGTGATGATCGCAATCAGTGCCTTTTTCTCCGCTGCGGACGGATTCCATCCGATTGCCTCCCAGTCAACGGACAGTTTCTTCTCAATTCCTGCCGTGTCTGCCTTTCTGAATGCTGCGGTATCTGCGGTCAGAATCATTTTACAGAGTCTTCTGCCTTCGTTTCCATAGTTCTGCGCCCATCCGAGAGTGCAGGTCTTCTCGTTTGCGGAGTTCGCTGCCTTGCCTGCATATGCTGCATAGTTCTGTCCGCCGTAAATCTGACCACCTGATTCCACTCCGCCGATGATCTTTGCCAGTATTCCAAGATGTTCTTTTTTCATATCCTGATACCTCCACGAAAAGAGGCGGATTGCTCCGCCTCCTGTTCCTTGCTGTTCTTACTGCTCGTCTTCGCCTTTGATGACATCCGCTTCCAGAAGCTGTCCTTCTTCGATTCCGACGTTTGCCGCATCGGTCAGACCTTCTCCGATGATGTATGCGATCACTGATGCACCTGCCATGATGATTGCTGTCACCTGTGTCGCAGTGTTCTCTGCTCCACCTGTGGCCACAATCATCATGCTCACAAAGGACGCAACTGCTGTCCATAATTTTCTACTTGTCAGTTTCTTCATCCAGTTAATGTTTTTCATTGTCTTTTCCTCCTGTTATAAAAATGAATTTTTCTCCATGCACTTCTGATAAACCTTGTCTATCTCCGCGATGGCATTTCCTGCCTTGTTGTTCTTGTAATTCGGATGTTCCAAACAGTAATTCTCATAATCTGAAACGTCATCCAAAATCTGATTAAAAAACTCTTCAGAATGTTCCACTCCTCTCCTCAATTCGTCTGCGAATCGGATGATTCGTGTTCGACACGCATCTGCATCGTCCTTGTCCATCCTGTTTTCCAGTTTGTCATGTTTCTCTTTCAGGTCCTTGACTTCCGTCTCAACTGATTCCAGTTTGTCCATCATGTCCTTGTTCATGGTCTTTCCGATGCCTCTTGCGACGGCAGACCACGGATTGATCTTGATAGGTGCGATCTGCACCAGTGTCATCAGGAGCAGGGCTGCTCCGCCTCCTGCTTGCAGCCAGTCATACAGGCTCATGTTCCTCACCTCCTCTCATGTTGAATAAATACTGGCAATTCTCGCACGGCTCCTGTCCGGCCGGGATGTGGTAGTCCTGACATTCACCGCATGAACCAAAAACAGGACACTCCGGTCCCCGGCACTCTTCAAGAGTTCTCCGGCAATGACCGTCATGTCCTGCGTGACTGCACTTGAAATTATTCTTTCGGTGCGTCCTGTTCTTTCTTTGCCTCAATGATCTCCGCCTTCTGGTCTTCGGTAATCCACCCCCTTGTCACCGCATTTTCCAGACCTGTGTCATTCAACCTTCCTGCAAGGTACAGTTTTTTCAGACGCTTATACATTCTCTTCACCTCCCAAACTTGCAACGATGAGGTCATCCACGATGCCGCTCAATTCTTCGTTGCTGGCTTTCAGTGCTGCATTCTCATCCTGAAGTGATGCCACCTGTTCCTGAAGAATCTCCATCTCTGTCTTCTCTTCGCCCTCCTGCTCTGCCTTGATTGCTTTCTGCAACCATGCCTCACGGTTTTTCTCGATGGACTCTTCCAGATTCTCTCTGTACTGTGTTTCCAGAGTGTATCTGTCATAGGTGTACACCTGATCGCCCTCTTCTTTCTCGATCGGGCCTTCGATGTTCTCATAGAAAATGACTGTGCAGGTTCTGCCGACCATTTTCGGCAGTGCCTCAATCTCATGCTGCACAAGCGGCTTGATGTTGCATTCTGTTCTCATTGCTCACTACTCCTTTCAGCAGTTTCAAATTGATAAACGGCTTCACACGTTCCTTCCAGAAGTTCCATGAATCCGAATTGTAAATGAATCCCATGTATGAGATCATACCGGATGCGTTCGTCGGTGAAATGTATGAGATTTTTGAAATCTTCTTCGCCTTATGACTTATCCTGAACATGATGGACTTTCGCAGTGTTGTCCACGCTCCTGCATGGAATTTATACCCTAAGAAGTCCAACGGTCTGTCCTTTAGTGGAAAGACCTGCCAGTTTGCTTTCACCTGCATCTTGACCTTTCTCAACTCATCCGCAATCATTCGGAGTGCTTTGTGTAATCTCCGTTTATTTGAATCAAATAGGACTATATCGTCCACATATCTTGTATGGTGCTTCGCACCTGTTTTCTCTGCGATCATGTGATCTATGTCCTGAAAGAAGAAATTGCAGAACCACGGCGATGTGTAGAGTCCGACCGGAATCCCTACTGCGTCAACTTCTGGAAGCATCCTCGTGTGATCTGCCATAGGTTGCTGATAACTGGCAATCAGTTTGAAAGCAAGGTTCAGGAACTTCCTGTTCTTGATCTTCTTTTCCAGTTTCTGCCGCAGTGCTTCATGGTTCATTGTCGGATAACAGTGGTGGACATCCAGCTTCAGGACTTTACTTGTCCCGATCGGGTCACTCTTTATCCAGTGTTTAATCATCTTTCGTGCTCCGTCCGTACCTTTACCCGGTACGCATCCGCAGGAGAACTTGTCGGCTCCGTGTTCAACAATCTCTCTGAAGACCTGAACGAACGCATGATGGATGCACTGATCTGGATAGAACCTCGGCACGGCGATGACTCTCTTTTTCTTCTTGATGCCGTCATAGATTTCTCTGATCGTGTATTTTGCCGGAACGAAGGTTTCATTCACGAGCATTTCCTGAATCTTTCTTGCATAACTGTCGATGTCATTCAGGATTCTCTGCACGGACGGCCGATGCGTTTTCCGCTTCGCTGCCCTTTTGATCGCACGTTTGATATTCTCAATATCCGTCACTCTCTCGAACAGATGCCCGATTCTCTTCGTCCATACGATGTTTTTAAGTTTCTGTAAGTGCATTTTGAAATGGTTTCTCCTATCTCTTTGTCAGCCTCATCGGTTTTCCAAGCAAGGTACTAGCCGATGCCATTCACGGCTTTCATTTTTGCCAAGGGGCAAGGACAGAATTTTCATCCTGTTCCGTACCGGAGTACGGAGTGTAAAGTCACGATACATTTATACCAAATATTGAGAAATGTATCTAAATTAACGAGATATTGACAAAGTGGGCGGCCGCCGATGTTCCAGTTCGAGTTCCCAGAGCCGTTGTTACAGTTCCGGTAGAAGGGGCCAGCATTGGACCCGTTGTTCACGTTAGCACCAGAGATGACCAGCCGCTCGTGTCTTTACACCCTACAATTTTATTTATTTTCTGCTCTCATTTCAGACGGCGTCCTTCCAGCATGATTTTTCCACTTTACTTTTCCTTTGCCGGAAGGTTTCATGGGGGAGGGAATCCCCCATGTCCCCCTCGAAATGGTTATTTCCGACCAAGAGGGCGGCCGCCGATGTCCCAGATCGAGTACCCAGAGCCGTAGCCACAGATCCGGGAGAAGGGGCCAGCAAAGGACCCGTTGTTCACGTTAGCACCAGAGATGACCAGCTCACCGCCTTCGGCCTGATAGTAGTAGTCAGGGAAGTATGTGTTTGATGAGCCAGTTGCATCGGTGCAGATTTCAATTTCCGGCCACTCCGGGTCATAGCCAAACTCTTTGACATATCCGTTCGCCTTCGCTGCTTCATAGCCTACTTTGAAATAGTCTCCTTCGTATACTTTATCCGCATAGCTGCTGCGCTTGTTGCAATAATAGTGCTGCCAGTTTTTAATGTTGTCACCATCGCGGAACTGCCACATATTTCCGAACCAATCCTCAATCCATAAGAATCTGATTGCGCTCATTCCGTTCGTTTTGCCTTCAATTCTTCCGTTCGGTGATGCCATGTCGATCGTTGCTCCTGTTGGCTGAAGTGAAGACCATAACACGCTTGTTGTCTTGATTGCCACCGGGTCCCCATCGAAATATACGCACACTGCATTTTCTACTTCGGAAGAATCCTCAATCTTTGTGACTCTTCTGTCTGCTGCCAGACTCTGTGACCAGAGTCCTGCTCCGATTGAGATTCCCTGACCGACTGCGAATCTGTTTCCGTATGTCTTCTCTACGGTGATATAGTTTCCTGTTCTTTCCTGAAGTGCCAGACCCTTCGTTCCGTCTTCAGGGAACTCTGTTCTTCCTGCTCCGAGGATTGACTGCGCGTTCGTGCTTGCGAACATTACAATGAACAGAGTGTCGAGCAGGTGCATGGTCCAGACATCATCCAGACACCACTTGTCTCCCTTCGCGGTGCAGAGTGTCCTGAACTGCGCTCTGGTTTTATTGTGTGCCGGGAAAACTCCTGCTTTTGATTTCAGGATATCTACCTGTTTAATATCATAGGTACCCTCATTATTCTTCACTGATCTCTGTACTGTTTCGATGGAGCCGGGGAAGATCGGAATGTAAATCTTCTCGCTCTGACGATCTCCGTCGGTGAACGCATGGTCAAGATGACATCTTCCGACCGGACCTGCTGCCACCCATCTGTATTCCCACTTCACTCCGTCGGAGTCTGTCTCGAAATATCTTGCTGTGTACACCTGCGGCACTTCAAGCATGACATCTCCGTTGCTTCCGTCCCACTGGAAGTCCGCATCACCGAGATATGCGTTCACGCTCATATCCTCTGCCACGTTGCAAGGCTTCACGGAGTTGTACGGATATACGCTCGCCATGAAGTCATTCTGCACGGTTCCGTTTCCGACTGCTGCCTTCGCAACCAGTCCGACCGCTGCTCCGACTCTCTCCCATGTTGTCGAAGATGCTCCGACCTTTCTTCTTGCTCCATAGCCACGCAGAGCATCGCTCTCCACTGCGGTCACTCTTGCTTCCAGTGCTTCGAGATCGCTCTGAAGGGCAAGTGCTCCGGCAGACTTGATGGTCACGGTTGATGCGTTCGCAACTTCAAGATAGTAACTCATGTTGATAACACTCGGAACCACTCCGTTGTATGCAGGCATATAGTCGGATGTGCTTGCTGTTGCGATGGAGTACAGAATCTCGCCCTTGTCCGGGTCAGATGCAAACACACCAAACTCTGTGATGTCATATCCTGCTGTCAGTGTGCTGTTCTCCATTGTGATCTTCAGCACCAGTGCTGAATCTGTATTGATAACTTTGTTTGAGATCGGGAATGTCTGCTTCACGGTCTTCAGCGCAGTTCTCTGTGAGATGTCCTCGCTCGAAGTATATGAGCCACTTCCCGACTGTGCCTTTGTGATCTGAATGGCACATTTTCCTGCCTGCGCTTTTGCGAGCAGTGCTTTTCCATCCTTCGTCAGTTTTCCGGGATTCCAAATAAGCATTTATAATTCCTCCTATCGTACTGTTGTACTTGTTTCTTTTACTTCACCATACAGCGCAATGTTCACGCTGCTCTCTTTTGCTTCACTGGCTGTTGTCAGATGATTCAGGACTGTCGTTGTGTTCTCCACATCTGTCACTCCTGCTGCACTCTGGCCTGCTGCCGTTTCGGTCTGCACCTGAATATCATTTCTGACAGTTGTCTCTCCGACTGTCTCTCTAATATATCCGGCCGCATACACTCCGTTCGGGACATCGTAGTCTCCGAGCAATACGTTCGGGACGATTGAGTCCTGTGTTGAGAACATCCATGTGCAGGCATTCATGCCGGATGAAATATTTCTCTCGACGATGACTCTTCGCACATGAGATCGCACGTTCTTGACCTTCTGCACGAGTCCTGTCAGTTCTTCCATGATGTCTGATGTCATCAATGCTGATGTTACGATGTCGAATGTTCCCGGTGTGTATGGAGGTTCGTCGAAGTCGAACCACTCCACGACCTTTCCACCTCCGAGAACGACATCGACCATCTCTGATACTGCTGCCGGGGTTCCTGCCTTCGTGTACCAGTTCAGAGTGTTCTTGATGATCGCTTTCTTCTGCTCGATTGGCAACGTCTGCGAATAGTACATTGCCCTCTGCTCCACCGCAAAATAATCCAGTGTTTTCTCATCCAGCTTGTCGATGTCGGAGAAGCACTTTGTCTTCTCTGCCTTCTCGATCACCATTGCAACTGCCTTTTGAAGTGCGTAACTGATTGCCTGCATCTCTGGTGATTTCTCATCTTTCCACATTTCGGCAATTCCGCCCTCTGACAGTTTAATCATCCTCAATTCCTCCATAGGCCACTTTCTTCGTTGTGACCTTCGCCACGGCTGTCTTCTCAATCTTCCTGAAGACTGGTGCGTTGATCTCCACTCTCTTTGCTCCTGCATCTTCGAGCATACAGATCAACTTCGACGGATTGATGTCGCGTCCGATCTTTGACCGCTGCCATACGATGTAATTCTCGACGGCAGCATTGACCGCACTCTGAATTGTGTTCGCCTGTGCCGAATCACTCTTGTTGATGTAGTATTTCAGGTCAAGCGCATATTCTACTGTGTCCGGTGCTTTTACGATCACTTTGTCCGTCAGCGGACGGATGTTCTCGTTGTACAGATAATCCTGCAATGACCGGATGATACTCTCGTTCGGGAGTTCTCCATCGTTCATGATGAACTCGATCAGAACCTCCGTCGGATTCTCGCTGTCGATGTATACGTCCGTGATGGATGAGTTGAAAGTCTTCACCCAGTATCTGTATGACTCTTCCGGTCCTGCAACTGAATACTTGCTCGGCGCGATGTAGATTCGCTCTGCAAGGCTGTCATCTGATTCGATGTCGGTTCCTCCTGTTGATTCTTCCACGCTCTCTGCGCTCTGGATGTATGCGATCGGGTCCACAAGCACGTTGATGTCTCCTGCCATCAGGCCGTTTCCTGATGTCCCTGCTGTTTGGCATGTGCAAATCAGTTCGATGCTTTCTTCCCCTGTCGCGATTTCTGCATATTCATTTGTCTCGAAGTACAGTTCGCCATTCGTAACTCTTGTTCCGGCCGGAATTGCGACCGGATGTGGACGCAGGCCAGACAGTGTGAACTTGACTTTCACAACTGCTGCCTTTGCAGGTTCTCGCTTGATTCCTTTCAGTGCGGCCAGATTATCCATAAACTCGCCGTAACTGTATTTCAGCAGGTCCTGCTTCCCTGCACGATCGACATAGAGCAGTGCCTGATATATCTGAATCGAGCAGGCATACAGAACCAGCGCAGGAGGGTCTGCCCTTCCCAGTGTTGTCGGTGTTCCGGTCAGTGTCTCATATCTCTCCTGATAGTCCGACACCATTTGCCTCTGCACATCGTCCAGTGTGATGTAGTCAATGAAGCTCACCTCTGGCAGATTTTCGATTTCGTCAATCACTTCAGTTCCTCCTCTCTATGTATATTGTCGGTTCAATAGAGCCGTCTCCATTGACCTTGCCTTCCACATTTGCCACTGTAACCTCTGGAATATACTCTTCGAGTTTTTCTTCCAGTTCGATTGCCAGAAGGTTCAGTGCCTCCTGCGGAGGTCTTGAAATGAACTCTCTTTCGAGTCCGAATCCCCTGCTTCCGGGGATTGTTCCAACCATCGACAGGATGAGTGCTTTGATCTGGCTGTCAATGCGCTCTATTCCCTGCGTATCACCTGATACAGACATGATATTGATGGATTTTATGAGTCGTTTTGCCATCTGCTCGCCCTCCTTAATACTCGGAGAATGTCAGCGAGACTTTCGCCTTCACCAGTTGTCCGCTGTTCCATATCTCGTCCCATGTCTCTGATATGGATTCCAGTTTCATCTTCCCGGTTCCGACCTTCTTTCCGCCGATGTACAGATAGTCCACTGTTCCGCCCTCGCAGGCTTTTTCCAGTTTTTCCAGTGTGGCTCTCGGCCGCACACCTCTTTCTGCTGCGAGCACTGCTTCCAGTGTCACGCTGGATGAATCAGGACCTGCAAATTCGCTTTTCGGCTTTCCGTTCACGATGTTGTGTGTGTGCCATCTGGCCGACACTGTTCTCTTAAAATTGTTGAATGTCAGGGTCTTATTGCTGCTCACCTCGAAGGCGATCGTCTTTCCCCAGTTTCCAATCTTTCCCATGTGGCTCCCTCCTTACAGTCTCGCTTCTAAGTTTGAGAGCCGTTGCAGGATGCTTCCGAGCGTTGTTGCTCCGCTTCCATCCTTCAGCGTCATGTTTCCGCCTTTGTACTGGATGTATGCCTCTCCTTTTTTCTCTCCGAGTTCCTTGCGGAAAACTCCTTTTCCACTCACGCTCGGTTTGTTGGCTTCGTTCCAGTATCTTCCCATCACCACTCCGGCCGCGCACCCATTTGACAGGTGCAATACAAGCACCTCTGCTCCGACAGGAGGCATCTTGTACTCGTCCCCCATTGAAAAAACCGGGAGATCGTCCGTCACGGAATCGTCAAGATCAGGATAGGTCACACTTATCATTCCGCTTCCGTAGTCGATGGATGATACTCTTCCGATTCTGATGTTTTTCTCTGCCATGCTTTCTCCTCCCTTCTTTAGTCGAATGTGCCTGAATCAACCCATCCATAAACATTGCTTTTGCTGTCTGTATGAATAAGGTGATACGGATGTGCCTTTCCATTTCCGGCGCAGTTCGGGCCGAGTGTGATCTTCGCCTTTCCTGCTCTGGCACTGTACCCTTTGCTTCCGGGCCATGATGAAATATAGTGTGTTCCTCCGTGGAAGTTCACAATGTCCCCGACTTTGTATGACTTTTTCGTGGTTGTCGGCTTCTTCTTTGTCGGAGTCTGTTTCTTCGGTGTGTATGACAGTCTTGTCTGGCACTTGTGCATCTCAACGCTCTGCTTCGTGTTTCCATCCGACACCTCTGTCGTTGACTTATCTACGAAGTATTTTCCGTTTGCTTTTCCCATGCCAGAGATCGTCACGCACACTCCGGCGCATATCTTCGGATTCGGCCAGATTTCTCCCGATAGTGTTGTTGCCTGCTCGTTTGACTGGTTCACCGCTGCGGCCGCCTTGTAATATGCGTCTGCTGCGTCGGATGCCGTCTCATTGATCTTCAGGACCCTGCTGCCGGATGCCTTCTCTGCTTTCAATCCGAGAAACACGCTGATCTCTTTGCTGTTCTTTCCTGACTTGTATGATATTCTCGCCCCGGTGTATGTTCCTTCCAGTGCATCCTCATAGTCCCAGTTGTCATCCACGAATGACTCTCTTTTCAGTGTTGCCACTGATTTCTTCTTCTCCTGCGCCGTCTGATCGTATATGACTATCTTTGAGTTGAACACTTTCATTGACAGTCCATAGCTTTTGCAGACTTCGTATAGAAAAGCTGAATCTGATTTTTCTGACTGTTCAATCGCATTAATCGTGATTGATGGTCCAGAGTATGAGAGGTTCAGCTTGTACCTTTTTGCAATTTCTGTCGCGATCTTCTTGACCGTGACCTTCTTCCATGTTTTCGTCCGCTCCCTGCTCTTGAATGATTCGCTTGCCGGAATCGCCAGTGCTCCGAAGGTTGCCTTCAGTGGTCCTCCGCTGAACTTGATGCTGTCCAGCACGAATTTTCCGCAGTCGAGTTTCAGATGCTTTCCTTCTGCGTTCCAGTTCTGGAATGTGATGCTTCCGCTGATCTTGTCTCCTTTTTTGGGATACCACGCGCCCATCCACTTCATCCCGATGTTGTGCAAGGAAATGTCAATGGAATCGCTGTCTCCTGATGCTACGTCCGTGTATGAGACGCTTTCCAGATACTCCTTCAGCTTCGTTGTGACATTCTTTCCATTGAAGGACAGGGACGGAACCGCTTTTCTCGGATTACTCATCTTCTTCCATGTCCTCCGTGTCTGAATAATATTCTTCGTTCTCGTCGTTATCTGACCGCCAGAACGGAGCGTCCTCGTCCACCTCTTCCGGCAGATCAGGCACGGTCAGAACCGTACCTGAAGGGAAGATGAGGACATCCAGAAGCGGCCAGTTCGCTTCAATCAGGTTCTTCATGTACTTTTCTTCGCCGTACAGTTTATAGGCGATCAGGTCCCATGTATCTCCCTGAATCGTTGTGTATGTGCTCGCCACCGCGATGCCCTCCTTTCTATGCGAACGATGTTCTCTTGTGTTTCTTCATCCACTCTTTCATCAGCTTCTCGAACTCTGCCTGACTCATCCGGTTCGCTTCCACGATGTCCTCCTTGCTCGGTGCTTCGCCCTCGAAGTGATATGTCGGACTGAACACGAATGTCAGTTTCTGTTCATCCTGCTTGTTCTTGCCCTGTTGCTGTCTGTCTCCTGTCAGCGTTCCAATCGTCTCTCCGATTACGGAACTTCTGCTCTGCATCGTTGCTGGTGCTTCGATTTTTCTGACTTCATTGCTACTGTCAAGAACTGGCTGCGTCATCGACTGTGATGCTGCTTTCTGCACGATTCCGGCCGTGGCTGTCATACCTCTTGCAAGGCCCTCGCCTACGAACTGACCGGACTCAATCATCACTCGCGATGGTGAGTGAATTTTCAGTGCTGAATTGACTGCTGCCGCTGCCGATGCTGCGATGCTCGATGCTGCGGCCATGACTGCTCCTCGCATGGCATTGATACCAGAGACGAGTCCGCTCATCATGTTAATACCTGCCGAATACAGGCTCACACTTGCGAATGCTGCTCTGATGCCGTTCGCTGCGCTTCTGGCTGCTGCAACTGCCTGATTGCATCCGCTCTGTACTGCTGCCACAAGCTGACTCATTCCTGACCGCACCACCGAAACGATGCTGCTCATTCCGCTCGTCGTGACTGATCTGGCCGTATTGACCGTCGTTGTCGTGATTGTACGAATCTGGTTCAGGGTGATCGTTGTGATTGACTGCATCTGTGTCATTCCTGATCGCACTGCTGTCTGCATCATCATCATTTGAGCCTGCGTTGTTATAGCCGACTGCATCATGTTCGTTCTGACCGTCAGTGACAGTTGTGTCATTCCGGTCTGCATCGCCGTACTTGCTGCCGTTGAGCCTGTCTGAATTGCTGTTCTAAGTGACAGCATCGCCACGGTCACGGTCAGCGTTGCCTGCGCCATTCCTGACTGAATAGATACCGTCAGGGACAGCATTGCCGCAGACATGGCTGTGCTCCATCCTTGTGTGCTCGTCGCGATTCCGGTCTGAATAGATGTCATTGTTGAATCTATGTTCACGGAAATTTCTGACAGGGCAGTCTGGATGGACGAACCCATCTGCGTCATTTTTTCGGCCGTTCCGGTTGTGAACGACTCCATGATTGACTGCACATTTGTCTGCATTGTGGTCAGCGAAGTCTCGACCAGAGTTGAGGTCTGCGTCAGAGATGTTGACATATTCGTGCCGATTTCTGACCACGCAGTTGTCGTGCTGTTCGACACATCCGACCAGCATTGATTCAATGCTTCTGTGACCGTCTGTGTCAGTTCTGAAATTGTCTGTGTGATAGTCGCAGCACCATTGCTGATTCCGTCTGCCATCGCGTTGATTGTGTCAACGCTGGCATTCGCTGCCGATGCTGTTGCTCCTGACATTCCAGAATCAATTCCTGATGTGATTCCGTTCGTGATCGCGGCTCCTGATGCTGTTGCTGATGCTGTGACACCCGGAAGGTTTCCGTCGATCGTACTGCTCAATGTGCTTGTTGCTGTCTGGCTTAATGTAGAAATCTGTTCCTGCAATCCTGCCGAGCCAGCGGCCACACCTGTTGACATTCCGTTCGTCAGGCTCGTTCCTGCTGCCAGTCCTCCGGCATCCAGTGCGCCCTGCTGTGACTGCAACCCGGCCAGAAGGCTGTTCATCGTCTCTGTTCCGGTTCCCTGCGCCGTTGTATTCAGCGTTCCCTGCATACTAACGAGGGAGTTGTTCAGAGATGTCATCGCATCCGTTCCTGACTGCCCTGCGGCCGTCTGTACGAGGTACGATGATGTGTCAATTCCTCCTGCCAGTGACGCATTCATGTTCGTTCCGTACTGCGTCAACAGTGATGTATCTATCTGATAGCCGTTCTGTGCTGCGAGTGATGCGTTCTGTGCCGATGCTGTGATGCTCGGTGTGCTTGCATCAATTCCTGCCGCCACACTTTCTCCGGCTGCTGTTCCTGCCTCTTCTCCGTCTCCGGTAAACCATCCGACGAAATCACTCCACAAACCTTTCACGGAGTCCACGAGGCCACCGAAGGCATTTATGATGCCTTCTCCGATTCCTTTTATGAGATCGGCTCCGACCTGAATCCAGTCGGTTGTGAATATTGCTTCTATTATTGCCGCCGGAATCTGTACACAAGCCTGACCGATTGTCGGGATTGCCTGAATGAGTCCAGACACGAGCGCGACGATCAACTGGATTCCAGATGATACGATTGTTCCTGCATTTGATGCGATCGCCTGCACGAATGCAATGATTCCCTGAATCGCAGCCTGCAAAATTAAAGGAATCGACTGAACGATTCCCTGTACTAGAGTTTGAATCATGGAAAGTCCGGCCGTGATGATGCTCGGCAGTGCCTGTGCAATACCTGACAGCAATCCGACTACTAGCTGAACCCCTGATGCGATGATCTGCGGCAGCATCTGAATCAATCCTGACAGCAATGTCTGAACCATCGAAACGGCTGCCGTCAAAATTGATGGTAAATTCTGTACAATTCCCTGAATCAGACCGAGCACCAGTTGGATTCCGCCCTGCACGATCATCGGCAGCGCCGAAACGAGGCCCTGAAGGAATGTCATCACCACCTGCGTTGCCTGCGAGAGCAACTGCGGCAGGGACGAGAGGATTCCGTTCACCAGATTCAGGATGATCTGGACTCCATCCGTAAAGATGTACTGAAGACCAGATACAATTCCCATCGCAATGCCCTGCACGAGCGTCAATCCTGCTGATACAAGCTGCGGCAGCGATGAGAGCAGTGTGTTTGCTAACTGGAATATGAGATTGACTCCTGCGGTAATGATCTGTGGAGCCTGCTGCGCTATTCCGAGAGCAAGCTGAACGACCATCTGGATTCCCATATTGAGCAGTGTCGGGAGCATGACGGCCAGTCCGTTGATGAGTTGCGTTCCGATCTGCAATGCAGCACTCACAATCGTCGGGAACTGCGATAAAATTCCCTGTGACAAGTTCTGCGTTGCCGTGATTCCTGCCTGAATGATCTCCGGCATCTTGCCGACCATTCCTTGCAGGAACTGCGCCAGAAGCGTTGCTCCTGTCGTGTAAAATTCAGCGATGTACTGCACAATCGCCGTGATGATTGAAGTTGCCAGTGTAGCCGCTGCCGATGTCAGTGTCGGGGCATTGTCAACCAGTCCTCGAAGAAGAGAACTCATGAGTGTTGATGCCATCGTGACAAGCTGTGGTGCGTAGTTTGCGACCTCTGTCACGCAGTCAGCCAGAACATCTCCAAGCGTTTCCGCCATGCCCTGAAAGCCGCCATCTGCGAGCGCATCGGACAGTCTGTAAATCTGATCGGTTCCAAACTGTACAACTTCCCGGAGCGGTCCCTGAAGGTTTTTGTAAATCTTGATACCAGTGTCTTCGAGTGCTGACTGGAAGATCGCCAGATCGCCGTTCAGGTTGTCCAGTTTCGTCTGTGCCATCGCCTCAAGCGCACCGTCGCAGTTTTCCAGTTCTTTCGTGAGGTTTTCCCACTCTGTCGAACCGTCTTCCAGCGTCGTGTTCAGACCTGACATGAGGTCATTCAGAGCGTCAACGTGCTGCTTTCCACCGATCGCGGCCAGTGCTGCGTTTCGCTCTTCCTCTGTACATCCAGACAGTGCCGTGTTCAGGGTTTCAAGCGTTGCCTTTAATCCGATGAACTTTCCTTCCGAGTCGAAGGCAGATATTCCGAGAGACTTCATCATCTCTCCTGCCTGTCCGGTTCCGGTTGTCAGGTTCGCCATGATCGCGTTCAATGCGTTTCCGGCTTCACTTCCCTTGATACCTCTGTTCGCGAGTACACCGAGGGCCGTTGCTGACTCAGTTAGTGGCACGTTCAGGTTCGTCATAACACCGCCGACACCCAAATATGCCTCCATCAACTGTTCCGCTGTCTGGTTTGACTTGTTGTTCGCCTTCGCGCAAATATCCAGATACCCGGCCAGATTGTCCACGCTTACTCCGCAGGCCGACATGCTGTCCGTTACGAGGTCAGACGTTCGTGCCAGATCGAGTCCGGTTGCCTCCGATAGTCGCAGAACGCTCGGCAATTCCGAGATAGAATCATTTACTGACCATCCAGCGAGAGCCATGTATTCGAGGGCGGCAGAACTTTCCGTTGCCGTCTTCGATGTGGTCCTTCCACACTCCATTGCGGCCGCTTCCAGTTTCTTGTATTCCTCTTCTGTTGCTCCTGCTGTTGCTGCTGTCGAGGACATCTGTGCCTCGAACTCTCTTCCGACGTTTACGCTTGCGACTCCGACTGCTCCAATGGCTGCTCCTGCTGCCGTCAGAGACTTTGCTGCAAGCTGTACACTTTTAACTCCGAGTGAGCCTAACCCTTCCAGTCCTTTTTGTGCTCCCTGAAGTGCAGAGTTGAATGACTTTTCAAGCTGACCTGCAATCTTCACCGATACCTTATATTCACTCATGACTTACGCTGGCTCACCTCCTTCATGTCATCGCACAAGTCTAAAAGGTCAAAAAAAGACAGGTCCAGAAAATAATCCAGACCTGTCTTCAGATTCATTGACAAGACAAGGCATAACTTTCGGAGTTCCGACAGTTCGTCGATTCTTATTCCTCTCCGAAGAAAAAACTTGTGACTCTGTTTTTGACTTTGATTGCATCTCTCGGTGCAAGCTGCTTGTAAAACTCGATCGGGTAATCCGTTGCGGATGCTGCGATGACGAGTGTGTATTCCAGATTCGTCTCCGGCAGCACTGTCACGTTGCCGGAAGTGTTCAGGACCTTGTTCGCCTTAATCATATCGTTTGCGGTCAGATTTTCCAGACCGGAGAAATCAATCTCGGACACCTTCGTGCCCTCGAAATCATACACCTTTGACAGTTTCATTTTGCTTTCCGCTGCCTGTACTGCTGCCTGCTCTACTACTTCGTTTTTAACTTCACTCATGATCTTTTATCCTCCTTTTATACCTGACTTCTGATTTTTGCCAGCATATCCTTTCCATTCAGCACGAACTTGAAGTTCAGCTTGTCGAGTTCCAGCGTTGTCTTGTTGTTGATCTGAATTTTGATGTACAGAACTTCCAGTTCAACCTCTGGTTCCATTTTCTTTCCCTTTGTTGCTTTTCCGAGGTTTGTGTTCGTTGCCTTTCCTCTCACAACGATCTTGACCGGATAATAGCCAGTTGCTCCGGTTGTCGGGTCCATGCACTGCATAGATGCCCGGAGAGTCAACTGCGGCGGATTCGTTGTGTCGATGATGCTGAACATGTCCTCATAGAGTACAGAGAACGGAATCTTGATCTTGATTGATGAGAACTGGCCAGTGACTGCATCCTCAATCTCTCCGAGCACTCCTGCTCCTTCGAGTGTGTCTGTCAGTGCTTCCAGTTCTCCCAGTTCGATCTCACCGGAAATTCCGATCAGCTTCTTCGCTTTGTCGTTGTACACGTTGTAATGGTTTAATACTTCAGGAATAATAATACCCATGATTATTCACCTCCTCCTGATAATGCGCTCTTTAACATATCCGTGTCGTAAGACACAATATCTTTTATTACCTCTGCCGGAGTATATGGCGCGATGCGCTGTCTGAACGTGATGATTCCTGCCAGCGCATTCGTAATCGGATTATCACTCGCCAGATACTGCATTTCTGCTCCTGCCATCTTGTCCGGCACATATGCTCCAAGTCTGATGTTTTCTGAATCTGTTACTGTTTCAATCAGAACCGGATTCATTGGGTCATCAACTTTCTCGAAATAAGTATCAATAAAGATATTTGAATGCCAGTTAAACATTCTTCTGACCGGAAGCCACATATCTTTCACATCTTTTGTTGCTGGATATGCTCCTGTGTAATTTCCCCACAATTTCCAGCCATTCATATTCAGTCCAGTTGCAACTCCATATCCGTTCACTGTATTTGCCTGATCCTGATCAAGAATCACTTCTGTTCCGTCTTCCAAACAAAGTCCTGTAATTCCAAGCAATTTGTTTGACGGAGAGCGTGAAGGAATTAGCTTCTTCAGCAGTTGTTCGTGCATTGCTTTATATGCAGAGCACTCCGCCTCTGATCGGATTGTACTCTCCTGCTGCTTTTTCAGTTCTTCTCGAAGCATCCGGTTCTCTTCGGCCATTTTCGCCGCTTCTTCCTTGCTTCTGTCCGTCACGCTGCTCTGAATCTGCTGTTCAGATTTCCGTGAGGCCCCCCGATTGATTTTCGGCTCCTTCCAGCCTGATTCCGAGTCCGATCAGGAGTGCAATGTCTATCTGCTCCATTTCCTTCTCCGATGCCTTACCGACGAAGTTGTTGATTCTCTCCACGGACACCGGAGTCGGCTGCTCGCACAATGCCTCTGACTTTCTTCCAGTGCTTCTGATCGTAACGTGCGTCGGAAGGTCTTTTTTCGGTGCTGATGTCAGGAAAACCACTTCGAGCACATCGCTGTGCTTGTTGTTCGCATCGCAAGAGACGATCACCGCAGGTCTGTCCTTTTTCATCTCACTTCCGACGTGTTCCTTGCTTGCGTTGTTGATGTAATAGATTTCGCCTCTTCTGTACCGCTGCTCTGTCTCTGTTTCTTTGAATCCGTTTAATAATGCCATGTCAATTCCTCCCTTTAGTTCGTCAGATTGCTTTCCCCTGACGGAAGCAACAATTTTAACAGTTTCTCTTCCTTCTCGTTCTGCTCTTGTGAGCCTTTAATCATCGCCGCCATGTAACTGGTTGTCAGTTGCAGTGATAGGCCGATGTCTCCGCCTGTCTGCTTCATAAATTGCTGAAATGCCATGAAGTGCATCTTCACTGCCTGTTCCATCGCTTCCAGCATCTCCTCGTCACTCATTTTCTTCTCCATTGTCTTCCTGCTCCTCTCTGTATGGCTCCGGTAATGGCTGCCATGCGATAATTCTCAAATCTCTCCAACCACTCGAACCATTCACGAATCCTGACCACTCGCCTCTCCATGTTCGTCCGATGCCTGCCATCTGGAAAAGTCTCTGATATTCTCCGAAACGGAAATACTCAAACCACACGAGCACATCTTCATCGTCCTCCGGCATCCGGTCTTCTGATCGAATCCATCCGCCTCTGTATTCCGGTGCTGTCTCGATCTCTTTTCCGTCTTCTCCGAACCGTTCCTTGCCTATCCTGTTGTACTCATCGAATATCCTCTGGAACTCCTCGTCCCATCTTTCTCCGTGGCCTGCTCCTTCGCCTGCTGCCACATGAGCCAGTTCATGTGCGAATATCTCCGTCGCGTCCATGATGTTCAGTTCTGCGCTGATTGCGATGACTGGTGTCTCTCCTTTGCTGAACTGCGTGAACCCGAACACTCGGTTTCCTTCATCGTCTTTTATGCTCGGTTCAATGCAGGCTTTGTATTTCTTGTCTGGATAGAGGCTCCGAAAAGCCTCATCCAGAATCGCGAATGGTGAATTTATAAAAATCATGTTCTCCTCCTTATGCTCCGTACTGCATAGCAGGCTGATCTGCATACTCTGCTGCATCTGCTCCTGCCTCTTTCAGAATCTCCTGCTGCCGGATGCCTACGACACAATATCCATCTTCCAGTGCTGATGATGTTCCTGCATCGTCCATGCAGACGATTTCCAGTGCCAGTTCTCTTCCGGTTGCTCTGCCCTGCATAAATTCAAGCGCACTCACAATCATTCCAGTTCTGATCTTGTCGTTTTTCAGAATCAGGTATGGTCTTCTCCCGGCGATCACATCCTCGAAGGTGTCCGTGGAGAGTCTGATGTACTCCTTTTCCTCCCTGCTATCAGATGGGAGATTGTTCATCTTCTCTTCCTGCTCCTGTTCACGCAGCTTTCTGGCTGTCTCTCTGTCGATTGCTGCCTGCTCCTCATCGTATCTCTGCTCGTCGGTCTTTTCTGCCTCTGCCTTGTTGACATACTGATCGCAGTTCTCGCAGGTTCCTGTCTTCACGTTGCAATCTGCGTATCTCTGGCAGGAGTAGCACAACGATGTGATGCTCTCTGGATGTGCCTGCTCCCATTCTTCCTCCTGCTCCGGTTCTTCTTCCTGATCGGACTCTTCTTCGCCCTCTGGCTCTTCATAGTCCTTCGGATATTCCATCTGTCCCGGTAACGTGTCAGACTCTGACACCTCTTCTGGTTCTGGCCGCTTCGCTTCTCTGACTTCTTTCCATGTCGGGGCCTCTCCTTCCTCATGTGCCTTCAGCATCTCTTCCTGATCTTCTTTCGACATTCCAGAGAGTTCGTATGCAGCAGAGAACGTCAGCTTGCCTTCTTTCAACTGCTCCACGAACTCCGGCAGCAGGTTGCTGTTGATTCCGTCAATCTGCGCCACCTTCGTTCCTGATAGCTTCATGATATTCGCCACAACGTCCCTGATCTTCTTTCCATCCAACTTCATGCCCTGAAGTGTCAGGCCGTGCTCTTTCATGTACTGCAAGGACTCTTTCAGCTTCTGTGCCTCTTCAAGCTGATCTTTGATGTTCTTCGTTCTGTATGAGTTTGCAATGATAATCTGCACCATCTCTTCATGCTCTTCGGCAGGTGTCAGAATCTGACACGTTGCCACCTCGAACTCTGAATACCCTTTTTCGAGCAGAAGGTTCAGTGCTCTCCATCTCATTTCACCAGAAATGATTCTGTACTCTCCTTTCTCGCAAGGGTCATATGTAACTGCCATGTTCTCGATCAGGCCCACGGCGAGGATGAGGTTCGACAACTCCTCAATGTCCTGCCTTGAATAAAAATTCATGTCGTTGCTGTACATCTTTTTCACGCTGATGTCTCTGGTTCTGAACCGTGCCTTCGGTCTGTCTTCTGCTGCCGCTTTGCTGTTCCGGTTGATTGCGTCCATGACGCTCCATCCTGCTGCCATCACTTATCCTCCTTCGTCTCTGTATCTGATGACTTATCCACAATATCCACATTCCCTGCCGGGATAACTGGTGAATCACCCTCCCATCTCATGTCTGTCTCCTATTGCCATCGGGTCAACCATGTATGATCTTTTCAGTTCTGACTCATCCAGTTTCTTCTTCAGTTCCCGGATTGTCTTGTCTCTTCTCTTGATCGTGTCCTCTTTCGCTTTGACTGCCTTTTCTGCTTCCTTTGCTCGCTTCATCAATACTGCTGCCGGGCAGGAGCCGTCCTGCAAGTAATCGCACTCGGTTTCTGCCATGTACTCCTGACACATCTCGCAGAGGTTCTTGTCCGGTTTCTCGCCCTCCTCTGCTCCGCCTCGCATCACAATCTGAATCTGCTCCAATTCCTTCAGGCTTGCTTTCGCAATGTCCAGATGCTCGTCCGATGCCTCCTCGTCGATGTATTCCTGAATCAGTTCTTTCAGTTCCTCCGGGTCAATCACGATCTTCAGGTGCTTCACCATCGCTTCTCTGACCAGTTTTGAGCACTGCTTGTCTGTCAGATTCCTTTTGTTGTCGATTTCCTTCAGTGCCTTGTCATACTTTTCTGTATCGAATCCGTAGCAATTCATCAGTTTCTTTGTGAACCACTCGCTCCGTTTCTTCTCCGTCTCCGCTTCTTCTGCCTTCTTTCTCAACTCATCCAGCGTGTCCAGACTAATCGTTGCCGTGCCTTCCATGTCTTCGGCCTCCTTTCTGCTGTTTCTTGATTCTGCGTTTGATCTTGTTCTGCCATTTCTTCCGGGTCCGTTTCTTTCTTGCGTGTCTCGCAAGGTTTCTCCACTTCTCCGGGATGTCATCCTCTTCTGCTGTTTCATACAGACCAAGAGGGAGCATCATCGGAGGCCAGCGGTCTGCATAGGCCAGACCGCCGTTCACCATCATTCCTGACATTCCTGCCATACTGCCTCCGCTGCTGAACCATCCTCCGAACATCATTCTTTATCCCTCCATGTCCTTCAGCAACTCTTCCGCCACTTCTCTGTAATCCTTTGCGACGATTCCGCTCTTTGAGAACTTCGGCAGAGGTACGCGCTCCATTGTTGCCTTCTCCGCCACGATTGAGCGTCTGATTGCCGTCTGGAAGCACTCCTGACCGGATGATGCCTTCAACCACTCCTCGACCTGAAGACTGGTCATGTTCTTCTGACGCATTGTCATGAGCAGCTTCATCCTGATGTCTGGATTGAATCCTCGCAGGTCTTCCAACTGCTCCTCCATGTTCACAATCGCCTCGATCTCGAATCCTCCGACCTTCACCGGAAGAATCACGAGGTCTGCTGCCACCAGAACATTCGTCACTGTCATGTCCATCAGGAGTCCGCAGTCCACGATGCAATAATCGTATCTGTCCTGAATTTCCTCCATCGCCATCTTGAAGCGGAGAATCTGGTTGTCCTGTTCCAAGAGGAGCAGTGTCATGTTTGTTCTCATCAGGAATCCGTTCGCCGGAATGATGCTGATGTTTTCGTATGGTGTCTCGTCAATCAACTGCTCTGTGCTATATGTACCACCGATCGCCCGGTGCTTTTCTAATAACTCCGACATTCCGATGCCCTGCGGCTCGAATCTGCCGTACAACATTGAGATGTTCCCCTGCTGATCTGCGTCAGCGATGAGCACTCTCTTTCCGTGCTCTACTCCGAGGATGTATGCCAGCGATGATGCTGTCATCGTCTTTCCGACTCCGCCCTTCTGTGTCATAACTGCAATAATTTTCATGATGTGTGTCCTCCTGTTATCAATTTCAATTTTCTTCGCAAGCGTTCTGCGTGTTCATTCGTCACGAGGTATTCTCCGCACTCCTGCCTCCACATATCCTTGTGCCTTGTGTCTCCGTCGTACCACCTGCACTCATCGCATACGAAGCAAGGTTCTTTTGCTTCTCCGGTGCAGTTGTCTATCGTTTCCACGCTGTTCGCACAATGGTTGCAGAGGCATCCTCCGCACGGCATAGCGTATTCACTCCGCCTCATGCTGTTCTGTATCTCGCGTTTTCCTCTTCCCGGCTCCTTGCCCAGCTTTCCAGTTCGTCGATTGCTCTCTTGTAACAAGCGATGTCATCGTCCTCTTCGACTTTGATGATCTGCTTCCGATCAGGACCGTCTCCCTGATAAATCTTGATGAATCCGGGCTTGTTCATGGAGAATCTGCTGTGAACACGCAAGTTGTATCTTCTCCCGATAGGTCTGTACACCTCATAGAACTTTCTGACTACTGCTGCATATTCGTCCATGTTCCTGTCCTCACTTTTTCTTCAGTGGTGAGATCGTACCTTCTTTCCAGACGCTGTTGTTCGGCTCTTTCATCCACTGCGGAGATAATAACTCGCAATACTCTCTCAACACGTTCACCGCGTCCTCTGATGTGTAGCAGGTTGCGACGTAGTGTCCGACTGCTGCCATATCGGTCAGGAACTCTTTCTGCGACTTCTGGTGCTTTCCGTCTCCGAACTTCATCTCGATGTACAATCCGCAATAAATTCCTTTCGGGTACGGCAGGCAGAGATCGGAGACACCTGCCTTCACTCCCATCTGTTTCAGTTTGACCGCCTCTGCCTTGTTTCTGCTGCCTCCGTTTGGTATGTGATGCAACCACTTCAGTTCCGGGTACTGTCTCTCGTTCCAAGCCGCCCACGATGCCACGTTGATCTGCTCCGTGTCCTCGCTTCGCTTTGCGTATCTCAAATTCATCTCTGTTTTGCCTCTCTTTCATCCTGTACTGCTGCCGTGATCTCTTTCTCATTCAGATCGGACTCGTTGCTGGTCTCAATGCAGAAGATCGGCTGCCCTCCGTCCGTGATTCCGAACATCTCTCCGTCATACTTCTTCCGTTCCTTCGGATTCGCCGCAATAACCACCACTTCGGATTCTGCATCGAACCCCTGAAGGTACTCAATCAACTCTTTCGTCTTCATCTCTTCTTCCCTCCTGTCAGGAGTTCCATGTCCTGAAGAACATCTCCGGTCACTCCCATTCGTTTCATCCTGTCAAATACTGTCTCTTTCTTCAGGCCCAGCTTCCAGAGAAGCCAGTCTTTCAGACCTTCCTTGTCGGTATAGTATCTTGTCCAGATTCCTTTTCGGTCCCTGATGACCATTCTGGCCGTCTCTCTGCTGATACGTTTATACTCTTCTTTCTCCGGTGTAAGTCCCTTGCGCTTCAGTTCTGCAAGCACGGTATTGATGCAGTATGCCTCAACCTTCCCGATTCCTGCTGCGTTCAAGATACTCGCCTTCGCATCTTTCAATGCGGTCTGTGCAGCTTTTTCGCTCTTTCTCTTCATTGTTGCGTATGTGATCGGCTCCGGTGTCAGGTACTTCGCCGCATCCGCTTTCAGCACATATCCCTCTTTCACTGTTTTTTCTCCTTTGCTTCCTTCGTCTCCTGTTTCAGTTCCTGTGCCCTTTCCAGAATGGCTCTGTTGTATTCGTACTCATGCACCCCATAGGCCCATAGATTTTTCTGTGCTCCCCGGAGTCCGTAGTTATACGCGGCCAGAACGTCATATGGCAACTGCTCCGCCGGAACGGTTCCCTTCAGCTTCTCCTGAAGTTCTGACAGGATATCCACCCCGACTCTCACGTTCTGGAATGGCTGCGTCAGGTCTGTGCAGTTCAGTTCCTTCATGCGCTCCTGCTGCCATTTCTCTGCGATCTGCATGAGTCCGACAGGTGCTCCGCCGTCTCCGGCAGCATTCCACACGCACTTGCTCTCCCTTTCGATCAAGGCGAACACCATCTCATAATCCACATCGTTCTGCTCGCAGATGATGTATGTGTACACTTGCATGATGACAGGGAACTGACCGCCTGCTTTCTTGCACTCTTCAGTTATTTCGTGATAGTAGAATCCTTCCACCTGATCTCCGCTCCAATCCTGCGACATCGTGTTGTATGGGTATTCATACTGACCATAGATGTCGCAACCATATTCCTGCTGCATCCGCAGTTCCTGTCTGGTCTGTTCTTCCTTCGCTGCCATCACCTGTGCATTGATCTCTTTCTCTCTTCCGCACCTTGCGATGCTCACCGCAACTCCGGTCAGGAGCACGACTGCTGTCACTCTCTTCCAGTTAATCCCTCTTACGAGTGCTCTTGCGATTCTGACCGCCTTTCTTCGCCTTGCTCTTCTTCGTCTTCTCACTCTTCTTCCCTCCTTTCTCCTCCTGCTGTTTTCTCATTCGAGCATATATGTAATACTGGCCGTTCCACTTGTTGTACTTGATCACTGATTCCGTGTACTCATAACCCTCTGATGCGTACCACTTGTTCAGATGCTCCTGCACTGGAAGTATACCGTTGACCATCTTGTCCACATGGCTCTGCTTTGTCTTGTAATGATTCTTGTGTTCATCCGGTTTCTTCAGGTTCTTCGATGGAGTCCAGATTTTTTGATATTTTCCTTCTTCAGAGTCCTTCCCCTTGCCCTTCGGCTTTGACACATATTTCGCCATCCCCACGAGGCCGTTTTCGTCTTTCTGAAGGCGGCGAACCTGATTCCTCTTTCCGTATGTCCAGAGACTTTCCACTGTGTCCATGTCCATGTCTCCGTCGAGTACGATGTGATGATGCCATCTGCCTTTGTCTCCTTGCTCCGTAACATACACATACCGAGCGTTCGGAAGACCTCTCTTCTTTCTCTGGTAGTTCAGGCGGCGGATGTAGTTCTGCATATGGCTCTTCGCCACTTTCATGCTTGCAGGTGTGTACTCTGCTGAATAGGTGAACGTGGCCCATATGTCTCTGTCACCAAAGTTCTCATTGATGACCCTCTCACACTGCTTCCTGCTGTTCTTCTCATTCAGGTTCCTCTGTGCCTGTCTATCCTTCTTCCTTCTGCCCTCCTCTGGAATCTCTTCGACCCTCTTTCTGGTGAACTCTGGATATATCTCGACTTCCAACTGCTCCCCTGCTTTGATCTCCTTTGTGGCATACACATACTTGATCTTCTTTCCATCCATCATCCTCTTGATGATGTCCTCTTCCAGATTCTCAATCTGTTTCTGATATGCCTCTTCATAGTCATACTCTACATAGACATTCTTCTTTCTCCGTCTCCTGCTCTGCTCCATCCTGAATCACCTCTGTCACTTCTCTTTATCGTTGAAGTGTTACTATCCATTACAAGTCCGCCGAACCGCTTCGGGACGCTTGTTTTGATTGACTTTTCAGGCCGTTCGCAGTACAATAATACCGAGATGTGTGTTGACCTGAACGTCAACGAATCGCCTTCGGAAGCCTGCAAGCAATTCCGAAGGCTTTTTCATTTCATGCACTTCTTTTTTCTTCTTTCTCTGTCTTTCTGGTTACACTTGTCAATTTCACTTTTGCTGAATCTTCCCTGCTGTTGACGATCATTGCGATTGCAGCGAATACCTTCAGCGCATCCGGTTGTGTTCTTACTGCCATGTTGATTCCTCCTTCATTGCTTTATCACTCTGCACCGATGTAGTTCAGAACTTTCTCGATCATGCAATCGTAAAACGCTTCGATGACATCTCTGACTTCATAATCATCATTGAACTGATCCTGAACATATACATCATCCCAGTCTCCCTCTATTTCAAGTTGCTCTGCTATCTCCTGATATGTCTCGTGAATCATCTCTCGCGTTTCTGCATTATTCCGTGACAGTTCTTCTCGAAGACGCTTGTCTGCTCTGATTCTTCTTTTCAGCATCGAAGTCTCATCTGTTCTCATTCGTCCTGCCATATTGCGTTCGCCTCCTCTTTGCAGTCTCTTTCCATGTAATAGTCATACAGGAACTCTTTCTGCGCCTTTGTGTACTCTCTGGTGATGTCCCTTGTTGGAATTGCGATTCCCTGCTGCGGATTGTGCAGAAGCACCCATCCTCTTCTGACCAGATAGTCCGCCGCTCCGATAACATCCGGGGAACTTTTCACCATTCCTGATGCGTTGATCTCCACCATCGCCGCAAACCGTTCCTCTTGTGTCAGGTTCTTGTCCAGATAGTCGTTCGCCCATTCCTGATGATTTCCCCACTCTACCGCATGGAAGGTTCCGTCCGGCTCTAACCATCCATAGTCCTCTGTGGTATGATCTTCTTTATCCATCATTCGTGCCATGAAGCTGTCGAGCGCATCCTGCTGTCTATCCTCCGCAGTCTCTTCTCCGAGTTCCTTTCTGATTTCTCTCTGTGTGCTTTCCGATATGTGGTCCATTGCTACGTCCCACCGTTCAATCATCCTCCGCAGGTCCTTCTCTGCTTTCTTCCGTCTTTCGACTTCTTTCCAGATGTTCATGCTCTGCGGCATCTGCTCTTCTTCTCCCGGTTCGTATGTTTCGAGATGATATGTACCTGCTGCCGTGCTCCCCTTCAGAGCGGCGCGGCCGAGCAGAATGTCCTCTGCATATCTCCTGATCTGTGCTTCTGGTGTATCTGTCCCGGTCATGCTGTCCATCAGAATCTCAATGACTTTCTCATGGCTCTTTTCTCCGGTGTAAAACCATTCTCTCGCAAGCTGCGTGATGAACTCTCCGTGAATGTCGAATGAAATTCTTCTCACTATTGGTCCGTCGTTCACTTTTGTTCCTCCTTTTCTCTGACTTCGTTCAGGATTATCTTTCGGAAGATGCTTTCAAAGATCGGAACTGCGATGCTGTTCCCTGCCTGCTTATATAATGCCGTGTAGTATCTCCCTTTCTTCTGCTGTGCTTTCTTTGCTCTCTCGAAGTCCTCGTCCGTGTAGCCTTGCAATCGCCAGCACTCCAACTCCGTCAGGTATCTGTATCTTCCCTTTCCGCAGTCAATCACCTGCGCTGGTGTTCTGTCCTGCCGTGTTGTGATCGTGAAGGCATAGTCTTCGATGACCGTTGCTCTTCTTACGCTCCCGGTCACTCCGATCACCTCTCTCACGGATGGCTGTGTCACATCGTACACTTCCGGCACTTCTTCGTTCTTTTCCAGAAACTCATCAATGCTCCGCATCGGTGTCCGAATCAGTTCGTCGAACTGAAACTTCTCTCCTCCGAGGACGGATATTGTGAACACTCTTTCTCTGGCCTGCGGCAATCCGAACTCTCTGGCATCCAGCACCTCATAGTTGTTCGTGTACCCCATGCGTTCCATCTCTTTCTGATACCGGATGAAGTTTGCGATCATGTGTCGGCTCGTTACGTTCCGCACATTCTCCCATATCACATATTTTGGTTTCCACTTTCCCATCTGCTCGATGATATGTATTGTCTCCCACATCAGGCTCGACCGTGTTCCGCTTCCCTGATCGGCTCCTTTGCCTCTGTTGATTCTTCCGTCCTCTGCCTTTGCTTTCCCCTGATGTCCTGCAATGCTCATGTCCTGACATGGACTTCCGTGAATCAGGATGTCAGGCTTCAGATTCCATCCGACAACGCTCTGCGTCTTGTACGGCAATTCCTCTGCGAACATCGAATTGTATGACCTCACGGCCTTTTCATCTATTTCCACATAATCAATCGCCTTCGTCTGGATGCCGAGGTTGCGGAGCGCACATCGCGGACTCCCTATTCCTCCGAACAGTTCCAGAATTTGCACTGGCCGCTGTTCATTAAGCATCTGCATCACCTTCTTTTTGCCTTCCTTTTCTTTTTCCTCTGTATGATCGGGCAGTCATCCATTCTTTTTTCATCGTGTGACCCATCAGTTTTGATGATGTGACCTGTCAGGAAGCATTCGCCCTCTTCAAATTTCTCTGCCTCCACCAGCCAGAACGGACAGGCTGTGCAGGCTTTCGGCAGTTCTTCCGCTGCCACCATGAATCCATGTGCATCATAATTTGTTATCATGTTTTTTCTCATTCACCTTCTCTCTGGCAAGCGTTCTCACCGCGTCTGCCTTTTCACCTTAAAAAGTGCTAAAACCTGTTATCCATCCATACAGTGTTCTGGCAGACTGTACGCGCCGCCATGTTTTCACGATGCTCCGATAATGTCTTTCGGCTTGCCATCATCAGTGAACACGTTGCCGTCGTGTCCAGACAGGGCGAATGCCCTGTTTCGGCTTTTATTACATATCAAGCAATTCTTTCAGGAGTTCTGCTGTCCACTCTGTCAGTTTCTTTCCTGATTCCAGATACTGTTTCAATGCTTCTCTCTGTTCTTTCATTTTCTCCTGTGTTGGAAGCTCTGCCGTTTTACCTCCCTGCTCTATTGCGTTAAAAATCGCATACAGTACGAGCAGACAATCTTCTTTGCATTTGTACTCTGCAATCTCTTCGGCGCATCCGCCAAACACCTGAATCGTGTGTCTGATTTCTTCTTTCTTCCCCTCCTTGAAGTTCTCTTCCTTATATCCGATTCCCTCAATGTGACCTGACGTATTGAAAATCCTTGTTTTGTCCTGTGATAAAATGAACATCCTCTTCTCCTTTCATTCACTTGAAACTGTATTCAACAACTTCTGCGTTTGATCTGACTTTGATGTCTTCTTCATACATAAATGCTTTGCACTGGAAGAACTGGACTGAATGGTCAAATGATTCCTTCACCTTGTTTGCTGGAAGAATCACCTCTATCACTGCCACTTCATCGTGTCCTCTGATTGCCACGAACTTCGCTGCGTCCTGTGGCTTTTCGCAGAGGTACACGCAACCGTCCCATCCTCTTTTCACTACTCCGTCAGCAATAATCTTCTCCATCGTCTCCGGTGTTGCTGCATGGTAATATTTCTTTCTCATTCTCTTCCTGCCCTTCGTCTTTCTCTCTTGTCCAGTTCCTCCATCACTTTCCTGTATCTGCTCCGGTTTGCTTTCTGTTTCTTGTACTCCTCTGCGAATCCATGCACATCTTCTCCGGCAATGATTGCCGCTGCCATCTGATCTGCTGCCCTCTCCATCTTTCCGATTGACTCTGCTTCCTTGTCATAGGCCATGCAATACATCTCCTGAACCAGTTCTTCAGGAATCTCGTTCGCTTTTGCCTCTGCTCTCACATTGCAAAGTTCCGTGTTCAGTTCTGAAATGGTTGCTCCTCTCTTCTCGATGGTCTTCTTCAGGTCTTCAATCTCTGCTTTCAGGTCTTTGTTCTCTTTCTCTGCTTTTCTGGCATCCTTCTGTGCAATCTCCGCACGTTCCTTCATGCTATACGCAGTGTCTTCTCGAATGTTATCCTCTGCCAGTTCCAGAATCCCATCCATCGCGAATCCGACGTAACTGTTTTCTCCGAGTCCTTCCACGATCTTTCTAATCTTTTCGATTGCCTGTCTTTCCTGATCTTTCGTTGTCATGCCTGCTCCTCCTATATCTCATCAATAATTGACATCAAATCACCGCACTGTCCGTATGCTTCGTCGAGCATATCAATGTATTCCTCCATCTGCTGTCCCTTTTCTCCGTACTGAATACTTTCCGGGAGGTTGTCGTGAGCCTCCTGTTCTTCATCCTTCACGTTCTCAATGATTTCCTGTGCCTTTGCAATCAGTTCAGATGCCTCCTGAAGCTGTTTCCTTCTGATCTTATTCATTTTCTTCTCTCCCTTCTTTCATGAGCCAGATGCTCTCATCCTCGCTGCACACTCCGAAGTATTCATCTGTTCTTGTGAAGAAAAATTCAATTCCATAAAACTGCTTGATTGCCAGTTTGAACACTTCCCATCTGTCCTGACAGCTTCTGCAAGTGTTGTCCCAGTATTTGAAGCCGAGTCCCTGATCTGGATTTCCGATTCCCGGTGTTGCTTTTCTTCTTTCGTCAATGGCCTTGTCCCATGTGCGAATAGTTTCTTCTAATTCGCCGCCCATTTCTGTCTTCATGAATTTCTCTTTATTCAGTTTCATGTCTGTTCTCCTTTTATGTACTCCCCGGCATTTCCGCCGGGGCCTGTTCTATGCAGTCAGTCCTGCCTGCTTTGCCATCTGCAATCCGATCATGATTCCTTTAATCTCACGCTTCTCGCCGCTGGTCAGTTGCTTCAGCAGTGAGATCATTTCCTCGATGTCCTTTGTCTGGTTCTCTAATTCCTTTCTTTCGGTTTCAAGTGCTACTGCCATGTGTCTTCCTCCTTTCTTCTATGCTGTTACTGGCTCATAATCTTCGAGCAGTTCCTTCAGGTTCGCTTTTCTCCAACGATGAAGCCGTCTGTCTCCGGTGATGTTCTTCACTGGTTCCGGGAGCGGTTCGCCTGTAATGACGTTTCTTTCCCAGTACAGATACTGTTTTAATGAATTGTGATAGTGTCCATCGTTATGCACTTCTATGTATTTGTTTGAGTTCCTTCGATTTCTGTACACCTGAATCGTTGTCACTGTTGTTGCCTCCTTTATGATGATGTGTGTCTCTCTGTGTCTTCAAGACATATTATAGTGTCTTAATTCCACTTTGTCAACAGATATTTGTGTCTTTATTCAACTTTTATTATTGACCTTTTATTTTTTGCGTGGTATTGTTATAGAAGAAAGTACAGAAAGAGAGGTGAGCAACATGACGCAAGGCGAACGTGTCCTTGAAATACGAAAAGTGTTAGGCTTGACGATGGATAAATTCGGAGAGAAGTTGGGAGTCCAGAAGTCTGCAATCTCTAAAATAGAAAAGGATAAGGTCAACTTATCCGATCAGATGGTCAAGTTGATCTGCCGTGAATACAATGTAAATTATGACTGGTTGATGGATGAGGATGGAGAGATGTTCTCCGATCTGCCGCAGACCGTTCTTGACGAACTCTGCTCGCAGTACGAACTGGATGACCTCGACCGATTCATCGTCGAGTTATATGTCGGACTTCCGAAGGATGTGAGGGACGGCATAAAGGCGAGGGCGAAGGACCTCATTCAGAAAAGAACTGCTTCAGAAGAAGAGGAAAAATAAAAAGGGAACCCATCTGGATTCCCTTCTCTTCGTGTCGGCTACTGATATATGTATATGTACTTGATAAACTCATATATTCTCTTCAGAAGAGTTTCAGAGTCTATCTTGTTCAGCAGTCCGATTATTTTCTGCCGAATATCCATTTTCATCGCCTCCTTTTGAAAATATTACCATTTTTTTCAGGCTTCGTGAATGGGTTCGGCTCCCGTTTCCGTAAATACGGAAATCGTCCAGCGAACTGCGTATCATCGCAGTTCCTGTGATATACTACTTATATTCGGAATCATAGAGCGCACTGATCTTCGTGTCCAGTGCGATTGCTATTGCTTCCAGTTGCCGGAGCGTCGGAGATGTCTGACCGTTCTCAATCGTATTCAGTGTCGTTTTGCTGATTCCGGTCATCCGCTCCAACTGCTTCAGTGTTACATTCTTTTCAGTCCTTGCCTGCCATGTCAATATTTCCATCATTTCCTCCTTGTGGTGAACTATTATGTATTCATCCAAGAGGTTTGAAGGATGGCAAGGAAAAATTTTATGTGGGGTTTGCTATGAGAAAATATAATAAATGGGCCGCCTTGTTCGGCGGATGGTTTGGTCTTCATCGGTATCTTTCCGGTGAGATCGGAATTGGTATTCTGTACACATTGACTTGCGGCGGATTCTGTATCGGATGGATTCGTGATATATGCGTTTCTTTTTCATCTCGATCTGACGCATGGAGTCAATGGTCCGATGTGTGTGGAGAAGCTGCCGAGGCGCGAAAACGTCGTGCTCTGAATGGTGAGCTTACTCCTGTACATATTGACCTAAAAGCAAAGACAGGCACTTTCGCAGGTTCCGAGGGTGGACAGTATCACACCACTTTGTCCGGTTGCACTTGCCCGGACTTCCAGAAAAGGAAAGTTCCTTGTAAGCATATGTATTATCTTGCTATAAAATGCAATATTGAAATCTAAACATAGAAAAAGACAGTCCCTGACAAGAACTGCCTTTCCCCATCGTTTCCTATGCAGTACATAACTTCATAGAATACAGATTCGCAACCTTTATTCTACCACGAAGTTGTGCTGCTGCATAGCTTTATTTTTTTACGCTTTTTTACGGCAGAAAGAAGGTTTTTATGAATAGTACATACTTCAGACCGCAACCGGAACTCTTCGGCCTGCGTGTTGTTAAATATATACGTTGTTCCCATGACGGTCAGGTCCTTCATGGTGACACTCTGGAAGCGCAGGACGCTCTCCTCGATGAGTTCATCAAAGTGAATCGCATGGTGCTGGTTGACACTTTCATCGACGAGGCCCTGACTGCCCGGAAGAAATTCACTCGCCGGAAGGAATTTGTCCGCCTTCTTGATGGTGTCCGCTCTCGCAGCTTTGACATGATTCTGTTCACAAAACTTGACCGTTGGTTCAGGAATATCGGAGACTATCACAAAATTCAGGAGATACTTGAAGCAAACGGAGTCCAGTGGAAGGCGATCACGGAGTCCTACGACACCACCACCACGAACGGCCGCCTGCACATCAACATCCGTCTGTCCGTTGCGCAGGATGAGTGCGATCGTGACAGCGATCGAATCAAAGACGTATTTGCGTACAAACTGAAGAATAAAACCTATCTTTCCGGTTCCCTTCCTCGTGGTCTGAAACTGGATGATGAGAAGCACGTTATCATTGACCCGGAATGGAAGCAATTTGCTCTTGATATGTTCGATCATTTTGAGCAGACCAATTCCAAGAGGGGGACGTTGCTCTATCTGAAAGAAAAATACGGAATCTATTTGTGTTATGACACTATTTCCCGGAATCTTCGCAACTCTCTGTATAAAGGGATGTATCGTGATGACCCTGATTTTTGCGAGCCTCTAATCGAGCCAGAGCGATTCGACCGTATTCAGGTTTTAGGAAAACGGAACGTGCGTCAGCGTTACTCTAACCGAACATATATCTTCACTGGACTTCTGATCTGTTCTTCCTGCAATCATTATCTTGTCGGCCAGACAACTCACCGAACTCTTTCTGACGGAACCGAAAAACACTATCCGTCGTATAGGTGCAATCAGAGGTATCAGTCACATAGTTGTGATCGGAACCACAGTTATCGTGAGGATTATGTCGAAGAATACCTTCTTCAACATATCCGCCCTGCTCTGTCCGAGTATGTGGCAGAATACGAAGTGACCGGAACGAACCCTGCTCGGAAGAATCCTGCTGCTGAAGCTGCGAAGATACGAACTAAGATGCAGAAACTGTATGAACTGTACATGGATGACTTGATTGATCGCGATACATATAAAAGGGATTATTCCGCTTTTCAGGAGAAACTGAAAGAACTGGATTCCATTGTTGTTGCTCCTTCTCGTGATCTTGCTGATCTGAAGAAGCTGCTTGAACAGGATTATGAGGAGATATACAGAACATTTTCTCCGCAGGAGAAGAATGCTTTCTGGAAGTCCTTCGTGCAGTCAATCACTGTTCACGAGGACGGAGAAATGAATATTGTTTTTTTATGATCTTGTTTCTACTAACTACGCACCGCCCGTCGGCTCGTCTGCCAGAATCAGAGAAGGACGGGTAATCAATGCGCGGCCAATCGCCACTCTCTGCTGCTGACCGCCGGATAACTGGCTCGGCAAATGGTTACGGCGTTCTTTCAGATTAAGAACAGTAAGCAGTTCTTCCAGATATTTTTTGTCCGGCTTCTGATAGTCAAGCAGTACAGGAAAAATAATATTTTGCTCTACCGTAAGCTCTGGCACAAGGTTGAACGCCTGAAAAATAAATCCGATATTTCTGCGACGGAAGACGGTCAACTTCTTGTCGTTCATAGAAAAAATATCCTTGCCGTCAATCAATACCTTACCCGATGTAGGCGTGTCCAATGCGCCGATCATATTCAGCAACGTACTTTTACCAGAACCGGATTCTCCAACGATTGCCACATATTCTCCTTTGGGAACAGAAAAACTAACATCTTTCAAAGCCTTGACTGTGGTTTCTCCGCTGCCATAGGTTTTACAAATATTTTTGACTTCTAATAAGTTCATCGTGCAAACACCTCTTTCTCAATGATTTTGCTGTCGTAAACGGGTAAACTTTCGTTCCTGTCTACGATGGAAAGAATGCTTTTCGTACATAGCCAGCATAAAGAATGGCAGCATAACCAGCATCATACACATAGCCGCTACACTGTTTCCGGTAGGTTTTCTGAGCAAAAAGAAAAGCGGTACGCC